CCAGCGGCAAAACCCTCTATCTGCAAAGCGACACCGCCGTTCTCGACGACTGGAAGCCCGAGTTTATCCCTGGCGGATTTGCCGGCCACTGCGTGAACAACACCGAGCAGCGGTATGTATATCAGCCGAATCCGCAGGGTGTGATTCATCGCGCCAGCCGCCGCAAGGATGGTTGGTTCCGCACCACCAACGGCGAGCCGGTCATTCCCGGCCGCCGCCAATTCCACGACTACAACTTCTGATGAAGGTCGCAGTCGAAAAATACCGCAAACCCGATGGCTACGCCACGCGCTACTGGTCGGTGACGGTGAACGGCGAACTTCTCGCCGTCACCCTCTACCGCAAGGGCGCGGAGGCTGTCGCCCGGGCCATCACCCACTCCAACTCAGATCCCCATGTCACGACCCTTGAAGATTCTCCCAACCCCGTCACCACGCCCCACAAGCCCGCCGCTGGCGTGGCGACCTACCGGACCCGATGACCTCTGCGGCCCAGCGGCCACCGTTGCCCGCCGACTCGTCACCAAGGCGCAAAAACTCCATGACCATCCGGATGTCCCGGTGAAGATCCTGCTCTACGGCCCACCCGGTGTCGGCAAGACCAGCATCGCGGACATGGTGGCCGACGCTCTATCCGGCACCCGCTTCGCCATTGAGGAATTCAACGGCAAGCTCGTCACCGTCGAAACCGTGAAACAGTGGATGGGCACGCTGGGTGCCTGCTCTCTGTTCGGGGTCTATTCAGTGAAGATCATCAACGAAATGGACCGCTGCACGCGGGATGCACAGGATCTGCTCCTGAGCTATCTCGACCGGCTGCCGCCAGGACGGGCCATCATCGGCACCAGTAACCTGCAACTCGACCTTCTCACGGAGCGGTTCCAGACGCGCTTCCAGTCGATCAAGCTCGCCGCCCCATCCACCGAGGACATTGCCACCATGCTCAGCCGCCACTGGCCGGTCGATGAATCGACCTCACTGCGGATCGCGGTCGGTTCTGGCGGATGTGTCCGGGCCGCGCTGGCTGATCTGGAGTCCTGGCTGGATGCCAGCGATTGTTGACAGCCGCATCCACGGCAATGACTGATGATTCTCCCAAAGCCCGGACGCTCGCCAATGGCATCGAAGTGTGGTGCAGCTTCGACAAGCTCGTGCCGGTGGGCGAACTCAAGCCCAACCCGCGCAATCCGAACACCCACCCGCAGCGGCAGATCGAACTGCTAGCCAAGAACATCCGCTATTTCGGCTGGCGACAGACAATCACAGTCTCAAAGCTTACCGGCCTGATCGTTTCCGGTCACGGCCGCCTGATGGCCGCCAAACAGCTCGGTGTCGAAGTCGTGCCGGTGGACTATCAGGATTTCTCAAGCGAGAACGATGAACTCGCCGTGCTGGTAGCAGACAACCGGCTGGCCGAACTTTCCACGGTCGATCTCAACGAACTCGAAAAAATCGCCAGCGAGTGGAAGTCCATCGACTTCGATACAATCCTTGCGGGCTTCGAACCTGCCGACATCGAAGGCCTGCTCAATCCGGGCGGCAATGACGATGACGAGGATGACGACGACCGCCACGACAAGGAACTCGACAAGAGTGACGTCACCGTCGCGGTCGGACTCTATCGGTTCCGCATCAGCCAGGACGAATTCATCGCGTGGTGCGACCGCGTAAAACAAGACGCCGGTTTCGACAAGGAAAGCGTGCTCAACGAAATCCGCAACCGCCTCGGACTATGATCAAAGCTTTTCTCGATGAGCGAATCTGGCCGCGAACCAATCGCACCGGTGAATGCTGGGAGTGGCAAGGTGCTTTGACCAAGGCGGGATATGGCATGATCAAACTCGGGCCGAGGCTATCGCCAAATCTCTACGTCCATCGTCTCGTCTTTGAGGCGTTCAATGGTTCAATTCCCGAAGGTGCCTACATCTGTCATCGCTGCGACAATCCCCGTTGCTGCCGACCTGATCACCTCTTCCTCGGCGATGCCCGGATCAACAACAGAGACAAGGCATCGAAAGGTAGAGCGAAAGGCCCCTGTCTGGGAGGAGAGAAAAATCCCGCTGCGAAGCTCTCCGAATCGGATGTTGCAGAGATTCGGGCCGCCCTTGCCGCGGGGAAGACCGGGGTCGAGCTGGCGCGTCGATTCGGGATCAGCAGGACAACTGTCTCAAGCATCAACACTGGAAAGACATGGTCATGACCCACCTCGAACCCATCAGCGCAACGCGACCTAGCTCGTATAATCCAAGGTCGGCGGTGCCCGAACGTCTCGACCTGATCGAACTTTCCCTGCGCAAGCTCGGCTTCATCGCCCCGATCTTCGCCGACTCGGACGGAGAAATCCTCTCCGGTCACCAGCGCCACCTCGTGGCCTCGCGCATGGGTGCCACGCACGTCCCGGTATCCCGGACCAAGGCGCTCGTTCTCGACCAGCGCAAGGCGCTCAACATCGTGTTCAACCGGGCGACTAATGATTTCGATTTCAATAGCACGCCCGGTCGGGTCACCAGTGAACTGCAATCGATCGACATCGAAGCACTCGCAGCCCTGATCCCTGACAAGGAGGTCGGCAGCGATGGATTCCTGCGCTGCCTCAAGCCCGCGGAAGTCGCCGTGAAGGATCTCTGCCGGGTGAACTCCGGCCGCTGGATCCAGTATGCTCGCAATCTCGCCCGCACGCTGCATCGCCACGGCATCCTCATGCCGATCGTCTGCCGCGAGGATCTCACGGTCATCAACGGCATCGGTCGGCTGGAAATGCTCGCGGAAAAGGGAGTCGCGTTTGCTCCCGTGGTTTTCGTCACCGACGAAGAAGCGGAGTTCGCCCGGGCGATGATGAACCTGCTCTCGATGGATTTCGACATCCACACGCGCTATGCCGACATGCTGCGCTTCAACTCATTCCGCCGCGCACGCCGGGTGAGGCGCGAACTTGGCAATGGCTTCGTCTTCGCCACCCATGGCGCAAAGCCATGCAAGGATTTCGACATCGGCAAAGCATCCGACCGCACCCGCTGGACCAAGGAGCATGGCACGACGATCCTCGACTTTGGTGCCGGCCACCTGACCGAAACCTTTCTCCTTCGCCAGGCCGGAATCGACTGCACACCGTTCGAGCCCTACCGCCTCGGACCAGGGGGCATCAACAAGGCGGAGAGCGTGGAACTGGCCCGCGCATTCCTCGCCGAAGTGGCGGCGGGCAAGGAATGGACGAGCATCTTCATTGCGAGCGTGCTGAACTCCGTGCCCTTCCGCGAGGATCGCGAGCACATCGCCTGCCTGTGCGCGGCCCTGTGCAAGCCGTTCACCAAGGTATATGCCTGCGCGTCCTCTGCCGGTGAGTCCGGCTGGCGGCAGGTTAACGGCAAGGCGTTCATGAACGAAAGCAACGCGGGCAACATCGCGTTCCGCCTCGACTACGAACCCGGGATTCGCATCGGTGATTTTCAGGACAAACCCAAGGTCCAAAAGTATCACACGGTATCCGAGTTCAAGGATCTCTTCGGCACGTTCTTCCGCTCGGTGAAGGTGGATGACTTTTCCAATAACATCAACGCGGCCTGCGCGTCAGCCCTGCCAGTTGATCCCGCCCGCCTTCGTGCGGCAATTGAATTCGAATTCGATCTGCCCTATCCGGACGGCACTCGCATGGATCTCGCGAAATGCGCCATGGACGCCTTCTCGCAACGTCTTCAGACTAACCTATGATCATCCTGCTAGACCTTAACTACACGCTGGTTTCCAACAATCCGGCACGCGGCACCACGCCCGTCCGCATGGACAAGCGACTGGCCAACGAGCAATACCGCCAGTGGCTCATCGAACTCGTGCGGCCTCACACGGTCGTGCTCATCACCGCCCGCCCGGAAACCTGGACGATCAAGACGCTCGACCGCATCGAGGAGCAAACCGGATGGCGGCCGCAGGATGCGTGCTTCGCGCCCAAAGGCTGGTGGAATCCACCGGCAATCAAAGAACATCTGCTCAAGAAGGACGTGTTCCCGACCCACGGAGATGACTCCCGCTACCTCGCGATTGAAAGCAACCCAAGGACTCGTGATATGTATGCGAAGTTCTCCATCCCGTGCTTCTGGGTGACGCCTGAAGGGACCTGCCTGACCGAAGGCACGCGGATCGTGAAGCGTCTGCCGCGTTGACATCCGCCACGCGGGCATGAGTGAAGCCCAACGTGATGAAGTCGTTCCCCGCGGAGCCTGGCAGTTCGATCAGGAAGTGACCACCGTGTTCGATGACATGCTCCAGCGGTCGATCCCGCAATACAACGCGATGCGGATGGTGACCTTCGAGGTGGGCCGGCGCTTCGTGCAACCCGGCACCGCCATCATCGACATGGGATGTTCCCGCGGTCAGGCGCTCCTGCCTTTCGTATCAAATTTCGGTGCGGCCAACGATTACATCGGCCTGGAGATCAGCGAACCGATGATCGAGGCGGCGCGTCAGAACTTCAACTATCACCCGCACGGCAACCGCGTCACCATCCAGTCTGCCGACCTGCGCCACGAGTTCCCTGGTGTGACCTCCAGCCTCGTGCTCTCGGTGCTCACGCTCCAATTCACGCCTATCGAATACCGCCAGCAGATCATCCGCCGCGTGTTCGATTCGCTGGCTCCGGGCGGTGCCTTCATCCTGGTGGAGAAGGTGCTCGGCGCGACCGCCAAACTCGATGAGGCGTTCGTGAACCTATTTCTCAACATCAAGCGGGAGAATGGATACTCCGAGAGTCAGATCGACCGCAAGCGGCTGTCGCTGGAGGGTGTGCTGGTCCCGGTCACCGCACGCTGGAACGAAGAACTGCTCTACCAGGAAGGCTTCACCTCGGTGGATTGCTTCTGGCGGCATCTGAACTTTGCCGGGTGGGTGGCGGTGAAACCATGAGCAACGGCAACCCAGCATCGACCGCCCTGCCAGCTGATGTCGCGGAGAAAATCCTCGACGCGGATTTTCAAAACGTAGTTCGCAAAGTGGCGGCGGGCAAACCGCTCACCGTGGCTGAGCGGGCGCGCATTGAGTCGCGGGCGGCTGGCAGCGAGGAGACGCTCGCCTATGCAAAGACGCTCGTCGAGCTTGCTGCTGTGTTAGGTGTGACTCGCCGCACGCTCACCACCTGGCAGAAATTCGATGGCGCGCCCAAGCCGCTGTCCAATGGCTTGTGGCCGGTGGCCGACTGGCGCGAGTTCGTTCGCCTGCGGGGACTCAAGGCAGGCAAGGTGCCGGTCGGCAACGAGGAGGCTCTCAAGGCGCGCAAGTTGCTCGCGGAGGTCGAGGAGCGTGAACTCCGCATCGCCGTGAAAAGGGGCGAATACGTTCCGATCCATCAGGTGAAGAGCGAGTGGATCGGCCACGTTGCGCGAGCGACTTCCATCCTGAGAGCCAAGTTTGAAAACGAACTTCCTCCGATTCTATCCGGTCTCGACGCCACCGGGATTCAGCGGGAATGCCGACAGGCGATTGATGAGGTTCTTCTTTGCCTCCACGAATCATGAAAGTGCTCCACGACATCTGGCGCGAAGCATGGCAACCGCCTGACCGTCGGCCTGCCTGGCAATGGTGCGAGGATCACATCGAGGGGATTCCCTACTCGCCCAACCCGGGACGCTTCCGTTCGGACAATTCGCCTTGGATTCGCGAAGTGATGGAATCACTGGTTGATCCGCGCATCCGGCTCGTCTCGATCATCGCGTCGGTCCAGTCATCCAAGACCACCGCGCCCGAGCTGACGATTTGTTACATCATCGCCAACCTGCCGGGGCCAGCCCTCTGGCTTGACCAAACCGACGAGGATGCCCGCGATTATTCCGAGTCGCGCCTGCAGAAGCTCTTCGACCAATGCGAGCCTGTGAGACGACTCATGCCGACCGGCATCCACCGCCACAAGCGCAAGAACAACACGATCCAGTTCAACAACGGCATGACGCTCTGGATTCTCGGGGCGCACAATAAGACCAACCTCCAGCGACGTTCGATCCGCTGGTTGATAGGGGACGAGACGTGGCGCTGGCCGGTCGGTCACATGGCGGAAGCCGAGGCACGCGTGACCGCCTTCGGTTGGCTCGGCAAGTGCATCTTCATGAGTCAGGGCGGAGAGGAGGATGACGACACCCACAGGAAGTTCGAATCCACCGACCAGCGCGAGTGGACGTTTGCCTGCCCCGAGTGCCATCACCGGCAGCCGTTCAAATGGGAATGCGTCGAGTGGAGCAAGTCGGCCAGGGATGAATTCGGTGAATGGGATTTTGACGAAGTCCGGCGCACCACTGCAATGCGCTGTGAGTCGTGCAACCACTACTTCAACGACGGCGAGCGGACACGGCGTGAACTCAATGCCACCGGGGCGTTCGTCGCCAAGAACCCGAAAGCCTCAAAGGAAAACGTCGGCTTCCACTGGAATGCGCTCTGCGCGATGAGCTGGGGGCAGCTCGCCGAACTCTACCTGCGGGCCAAGGCATCGGCGCGCAAGGGCGATGTTTCACTGCTCCAACAGTTCTACCAAAAGCGCCTGGGCCTGCCGTGGCGCGAATACGTCGAAGATTACAAGCTGGAGATCGTCAAATCCGGCTACAAGCGCGGCGAGACGTGGGAAGAGGAAGGCGCGATTGAGCCGAAGAGCGGACGTGTGATTGCCGCCCCGCTGCCCGAGCGCAACGGCCTGATCCCGCTGCGCTTCATCACAGTGGATTGCCAGATGGATCACCTGTTTGCGGTCGTCCGCTCGTGGTCGGCGGAAGGATCAAGCCGCCTGATGTGGAACGAGCGCATCCTGACCTTCACCGACATCGACGTGTTACAGGAACGCTTTGATGTTCACCCAAGCCTCGTGTTTCTGGACGCCGGCTACGCGACCTACGATGTCTATCGAGAATGCGCCAAGCGGGGATGGGTGGCGCTCATTGGCGACCGCCGCCCGGTCTATGCGCACAAGGGGCGCGATGGCAAAACCGTCCAACGGTTCTACTCGCCCCGGCGCAAGGTCGTGCTTTCGCATCGCCAGTCCTGCCACGTCCACTACTGGAGCAACCTCAACATCAAGGACACGCTGGCCCGCCTGCGCCGCAATCAAGATCCTGCCCAAGGACCGACGTGGGAAGTCCCCGACGACATCGACGACGACTATCTTGCGCAGCTTGAAAGCGAGCAGCGGATCAAGGAGAAGGGCCACTGGATGTGGAAGCAGATCGGCTCGCGACCGAATCACTTTTTTGATTGTGAGTCCATGCAGGCGACAGCGGCGACCATGCTCAAGATCGTCGGCCGGGAATCTATTGCCGCCGCCCCGGTTGACACTCCGGACGAGGGAGCATG